ATCTGACTTTGCAACTGATGACGACGATGATTTTCTTGACTAATGGAGGTAGCAAACTATGGAGACAATCGTGATTAGCACAATTCTTGTAAACATCTGTATCGGCTGCTTCGCTTGCGTTGGTCTTACTACTGCAATCTCTATGATTCAGAGTATCATCAACGACCATAAACGTGAAAAGCGTGAGCAGGAAAAAGACAAGCGCGACCTCGAATACCACGAAAAGCGCATGAAAGACTTTAAGTAATCTATCAACCTGCTGGCGGTAGGCTCACTGCCGCCAGCACATTTTCTGACAAAAGGAGACAATCTATGAATGAATTTGCAGATATTTTAAATCTATTTATTGCTAATGTCATCGCCTATACCTTTTTTGTAGCAGTATACGGCTTCATCATCTATAACGTAGGAAAAATCATTTTTTACCTTGTTCGTTATGCGGTATACCACATTCGTCGTGACATCAATAAATACAAATCCAATAAAGATAAGCATTAAAACGTCAGGCGGCAGGAATTTCTCTGCTGCCTGTTTTGTAGAAAGGACAATCTCATGAAAACACTTAGTATCGATATTGAAACCTACAGTGATGTGCCACTTCAGAAAACTGGAGTATATCGCTATGTAGAGTCACCTGATTTTGAAATCTTACTCTTTGCCTACAGTGTAGATAGCCAGCCCGTTCAGGTCATTGATCTTGCCTGCGGAGAACAAATTCCAAAAGAAATCCTTCTTGCTCTAGAGGATGAATGTGTCATCAAGTGGGCCTTCAACGCTACCTTTGAACGCATCTGTCTTTCTCGTTTCTTAGGTTATCCGACCGGAGAATATCTGAAACCGGAAAGCTGGCGTTGCTCTATGATATGGTCCGCCACGATGGGGCTTCCACTCTCCTTGGAAGGTGTCGGCGCTGTTCTGGGACTTGAAAAGCAAAAACTCTCAGAAGGTAAAGATCTCATCAAATACTTCTGCCAGCCTTGTGCTCCTACCAAAGCCAATGGTCAACGCACAAGAAACCGCCCTTTCCACGCTCCGGACAAGTGGGCCCTGTTCAAGAAATATAACATCCGTGATGTAGAAACGGAAATGGGCATCCAGCAGAGACTCGCAAAGTTCCCGGTTTCAGCTCAGATCTGGGAGGAATATCATCTGGATCAAGAAATCAACGACCGTGGCGTCCGCTTGGATATGGATCTTGTTGCTGCTGCCATTGATATGGATACTCGCTCTAGGAATGAACTAACAAATACCATGAAAGAAATCACGAAGCTAGAAAATCCAAACTCCGTCCAGCAGATGAAGGCATGGCTTTCCGATAATGGACTGGAAACAGATACTCTTGGTAAGAAAGCTGTCACAGATCTCTTAAAGACCGCTCCACCAAAGCTTGCACAAGTTCTTACCTTAAGGCAACAGCTAGCCAAATCTTCCGTCCGCAAATATCAGGCAATGGAAAAGACCGTTTGTGACGATGGTCGTGCCCGTGGCATGTTCCAGTTTTATGGAGCCAACCGCACTGGCAGATTTTCCGGTCGTAATATCCAGCTGCAAAATTTACCACAAAACCACCTGGCAGATCTTGCAGAAGCACGCTCACTGGTACGCTCTGGCAACTTTGAAGCCGTTACACTCCTCTACGAAGATGTGCCGGATACACTCTCACAGCTTATCCGCACCGCTTTCATCCCCAGAGAAGGTACACAATTCCTGGTGGCTGACTTTTCTGCTATTGAAGCTCGTGTAATCGCATGGTTTGCCAGTGAAAAATGGCGACAGGATGTCTTCGCCAAAGGTGGCGACATCTACTGTGCCTCTGCAAGTCAAATGTTTAAGGTTCCCGTTGAAAAACACGGTATCAATGGTCACCTCCGTCAAAAAGGTAAAATTGCAGAACTTGCCCTTGGATACGGTGGTTCTGTGGGTGCACTAAAAGCAATAGGTGCTCAGGACATGGGGCTTACCGAAGATGAACTTCCTCCGCTAGTGGATGCCTGGAGACAGTCCAATCCGAACATCGTCAAATTCTGGTGGGATGTGGACCGTGCCGTCATGGAAGCTGTAAAGTTCAAACATACTACCTCACAATATGGTCTTACCTTCTCCTGCAGAAGCGGTATGCTTTTTATCACTCTCCCATCAGGAAGAAAACTGGCATATGTGAAACCGAAGATTGGGACGAATAAATTCGGTGGTCAGTGTATTACCTATGAAGGCATCGGAAGCACCAAGAAGTGGGAACGTCTTGATTCCTACGGTCCGAAATTTGTCGAAAACATCGTACAGGCCACTGCTCGTGATATTCTTTGCTACGCTATGCAAACACTCCGCTGTTGTTCTATTGTTATGCATATTCACGATGAAGTTGTCATCGAAGCTGATCCTAGTATGTCCTTAGACGCAGTTTGTGAACAGATGGGCCGCACACCACCTTGGGCCAAAGGGCTACTGCTAAGAGCCGATGGCTATGCGACACCATTTTATAAAAAAGATTAGATTTTTTCGGCCAAACGGCAAACTCATCTCCATTTAGTAGTGGAGATAAAAATTTCATTTCTGTTTACATCAAAATGAGGCGTTCATCTCCAATGGATATTAGAGATGGACGTCCTTTCTTCATGTCCATCCGGAAAGGAGGAACCTGACATGTCGATCAGCAAATATAACAGCGAAGGCTACCCTGATCCTACTGCTTTTGGCGCACTTTCTTCTATCGGGAATGAAGCCCGTGCACTACGTGCTTTCAGACCAATCGTATATATCTGCTCGCCCTTTGCCGGAGACATTGAAAAGAACGTAGCTGCAGCCAGAACGTACAGCCGCTTTGCTGTGGAACAAGGATACATTCCTATCGCACCACATCTCCTGTTTCCACAGTTTTTAAATGATACCGACCCCAAAGAACGTGAACTTGGTCTCTTCTTCGGAAATGCCATCATGAGCAAATGCTCTGAGATCTGGGTCTTTGGAAGTCATATTTCTTCAGGTATGGAAGCAGAAATCAAACGAGCCAAGTGGAAAAATTACCGCCTGCGCTATTTCACAGAGAATCTTGAGGAGGTTTAACACATGTACGAAGTAAAAGAAAATTCAAGAATATTAAAGGACGGAACTGAAATCACAACCTACATCAGGGATGTGGTCAGCTGCAATATCTTAGAGGTCGAGGCTGGAACCACCGGTTATTGCGGTGGCGATACCGGTCATGGCGGTCGCACTTATTTTCGCATTCAGGATGCAGCTTGCACAGATATGGAAATCCATAGCTATACCACTCGCTGCGGTAGTAATGGTTTTGAAGTCTGCCTCGGTGGTGACTGCGAGTTAGAAACCATGATTCGAGCTTTGAAATTTATCACCAAGGTTCTCGAAGAAGAATCCAAGGAGGTGTATGACTAATGTTCACCATTTATTCTGCAGATGTTACCGGCAATCCCGGTAACTGTTCCTACCCACACAAGCATGTCATCTTAGATGAGGACAGCCTGAAAGCTGCTATCTGCCACGACTATGTCTGTGCCGAATATAAAAACAGCTACCGCAACGGCGACAACTTCATTGGCAGCAACTGCCTTCCTGTAGATTGCGATAATGATCACTCTGAAAATCCGGATGACTGGGTTACTCCTGATGATATTATGCAGGCTTTTCCGGGTGTCAGTTTTGCTATCCACTATAGCCGCTACAACAATCGTGAGAAAAATGGGAAAGCAGCAAGACCGAAGTTCCATGTGCTGTTTCCAATCGAGTATATATCGGACGCCTCCCTCTACAGCGATATGAAAAAACTGGTCAATTCCATATTCCCGTATTTTGATACACAGGCACTGGATGCAGCCCGTTTTTTCTTTGGAACAACTACTGCGGATGTTGCAATCTATCCGGGGCGCATGAATCTGACTGAGTTTTTGGATGAGGACCTGTTCGATGAAGATTTGCCGGAAGGTCAATACGATGGTTCTGCCATTTCAGAAGGAAGTCGTAATGCAACTATGTCTCGTTTTGCCGGTCGTGTCATCAAGAAATATGGTGACTGCGACAAGGCATATCAGACATTTATGGAAGAATCAACAAAGTGTACGCCTCCGCTGGAAGCATCTGAGCTTGCTACTATCTGGCACAGTGCACAGCGTTTTTATGCAAGACTTTCTCAACAGGACGGATACATTGCACCGGAAGTATATAATGATCCTTCCTGTTACAAGCCTGGAGACTATTCTGACGTAGGACAAGCTGAGGTACTGGCAAAATATTTTTCCGGCGAGCTCCGATACTCTCCGGCAACCCACTTCATCCGATATTCTGATCATTACTGGCAGGAATCCGAACCGGGTGCACAGGCTGTGGCCCATGAGCTTACCAGAAGGCAACTGAAGGAATCTGGCAACGATATGCTCGAAGCTCTCGACAAATTGAAAAACTCCGGTGCGCAGTCCCTGCTTGACTCTATGTCTAAAAACAAAGCAGAACAGCTGATGAATGAGGATCAGATGGAAGCCTATCAGGAATTTCTGGCCGCAAAAGCATATCAACAGTTTGCTGTAAAGCGTAGAGATTCCAAGAATATTACTTCCACGCTGAAAGAGTCCCGTCCAATGCTGGAGATCTCACCTCGTGACCTTGATGCTGATTGCTTTGCTCTGTGTACACCAGAAGCAACCTATGACTTGCGGAAAGGAATGGCTGGTGCAAGAGAACACCTGCCGGAAGATTTCATTACAAAAATCACATCGGTATCTCCGAATTATAAGGGCCAGCAGATTTGGCTGGACTGCCTTGATCTCATCTTTCAGAGCAATCAGGAACTTATCGATTATGTTCAGATGATTTGTGGTCTGGCTGCCATCGGCAAAGTCTATGTGGAAGCGCTCATCATTGCCTATGGTGATGGCCGCAATGGTAAGTCAACCTTCTGGAATGCTATTTCCAGAGTGCTTGGTCTTTACTCCGGCAACATCTCTGCTGACACACTCACTGTTGGCTGTCGCAGAAACATCAAACCGGAAATGGCCGAAGTCAAAGGTAAGAGACTTCTCATCGCTGCCGAGATGCAGGAAGGCGCTCGTCTGAATGATTCCACCGTCAAACAGCTCTGTTCCACAGATGATGTCTTTGCTGAGAAAAAGTACAAGGACCCGTTCTCGTTCAAACCATGTCACACTCTCGTACTCTACACCAACCATCTGCCTCGTGTCTCTGCATCTGATGATGGTATTTGGAGACGACTTATTGTCATCCCATTCAATGCCAAAATTACAGGAAGCAACGACATCAAGAACTATAGCGAGTATCTTTATGACAATGCTGGTGGCAGCATTTTGGCGTGGGTCATCGAAGGTGCCAAGAAAGTCATCGAGTCCGATTACCAGATTCCCGTGCCGGAATGTGTACAGAATGCCATTGATGAATATCGCAGCCAGAACGATTGGTTTGGTCACTTTCTTTCTGACAAATGTGAAATTGACCTGTCCTATAAAGAAAGCTCTTCTTCTCTTTATCAGGCCTACCGCAACTATTCTCTGGATTGCAACGAGTATGTGCGCAGTACCGCTGACTTCTACTTTGCATTGGAGAAAGCTGGCTTTGAGCGAGTTACCATGAACAGAAAGCGTTACTTTAAGGGTCTGCGCTTACGTGAGGACACCGGTGCAGACGAGGATTTTATGAATTAAGGCCACTTATGACAAGGTGTATCAAAGTGTTTTATAAAACTTTTCTTAGACCTATAAAAATATGAATAAGAAAAAGTATGCAAAATACCATTGATACACCTTGCACATCTTCAATTTAACGGCCTGATGGAGGACAAGTATGTTAGAAAAAACAATAGAAAAGAAATTGACAACTGCAGTAAAAAAGGCTGGTGGTATCGCGCCGAAGTTCGTGTCTCCTTCTTTCGCAGGGATGCCCGACCGTCTGGTCTTATTACCTGATGGGAAGTTTGCCTTCGCAGAATTAAAGGCACCTGGAGAATCCCCACGCCCACTGCAAAAGGCACGGCACAGACTCCTTCGCGCTCTGGGCTTTCGAGTCTATGTGATTGATAGCGTCGAACAGATTGGAGGAATGATTGATGAACTTCGTACCTCATGATTACCAGGCCTATGCCATTAACTATATTGAGACACATTCTGTAGCCGCCGTCTTACTCGATATGGGTCTTGGAAAAACAGTCATTTCTCTGACTGCCATCGCCGATCTGTTATTCGATAGCTTTGAAGCCCACCGCATCCTTGTGATTGCCCCACTTCGAGTAGCTAGAGACACATGGCCCACTGAAATCAAGAAATGGCAGCATCTGAAGCACCTGACCTTTGCTATCTGCGTCGGAACACCGAAAGAACGAAAAGTCGCTTTGATGGCCAGAGCCGATATAACAATCATCAACAGAGAAAATCTTCAATGGCTTATCGAGTCCAGTGGATTTCCCTTCGACTACGATATGGTAGTCATCGACGAGCTTTCTTCCTTCAAGAATCAAAATTCAAAGAGGTTCAAATCTCTGCTGAAGGTAAGACCAAGCGTCAAGCGCATCATTGGCCTGACCGGAACACCAAGTAGTAATGGTCTCATGGATTTGTGGGCCGAGTTTCGATTACTGGATTTAGGAAAACGCCTCGGTCGCTTCATTACCGAGTACCGAAACAACTACTTTGTACCGGACAAAAGGAATGGTCAGATCATCTATTCCTATAAGCCACAGCCCTACGCGGAGGAACGTATCTATAGTCAAATTTCTGATATCACCATTTCCATGAAATCGACAGACCATCTACAGATGCCTGAACTCATCTCTTCCGAGTATGAGGTTCATTTGTCCGAAGATGAAGTTGCCAGATACGAGGAATTAAAGAGCGACTTGGTGTTAGAACTACCTGATGGAGAAATCACCGCAGCAAATGCTGCCTCTCTTACCGGAAAGTTGTCCCAGCTTGCAAATGGTGCCATTTATTCCGATACCGGTGAAATCATCGAGTTTCATAACAGAAAGCTGGATGCTCTGGAGGATATCATCGAATCCGCCAATGGCAAACCTGTTCTTGTAGCCTATTGGTTCAAGCACGACCTTACCCGTATTAAAAAGCGCTTTGATGTGAGAGAAATAAAATCCAGCAAGGACATCGCCGACTGGAATGTCGGAAAGATACCAGTCGCAGTCATTCATCCTGCATCTGCCGGTCATGGACTCAATCTACAGGCTGGCGGCTCCACCCTTATCTGGTTTGGGCTGACATGGTCACTGGAATTATATCAGCAGACCAACGCCCGACTTTGGAGACAGGGTCAAATCTCCGGAACCGTGGTGATAGAGCATATCATCACTAAAGGAACCATTGATGAGCGTATTCTGAAGGCTCTCTCCAAGAAGGAGCTGACACAGAATGCCCTTATCGATGCAGTAAAAGCAAACCTATGACAGTCTTTGACAAAACACGACAATCCGTGCAAATCCGAGGGAAATAAAACAATCCGGAGGTAAAGCATGAACGCAAAAGAATATTTATTACAGGCTCGCTATCTTGATGAACGCATTACATCAAAGACTCAACAGATTGCATCCTTAAATGATCTTGCTACCAAATGTACTTCTACCATTTCAGATATGCCTAGAAACCCAAACCACGGTGGTTCCAGAATGGAAGAGGCCATTTTGAAAATCATTGAATTGGAGGATTGCCTGAAGAAAGACATCGAAAAGCTGGTGGATTTAAAGAAAGAAATCATGGGTGTTATCCATGCTGTTCCCAACGTAGAATACCAGATGCTACTGGAAAAACGCTATCTCTGCTTCATCACTTGGGAACAGATAGCAGTGGATCTGAACTATTCTATACAGCACATACATCGTATGCATAGCGCAGCATTAAAAGAAATCGTGGTTCCACAGATGGATGAGAGTTAATGTGATAGAATGAGAGTCCTTTCTTATGATAATATTACAATAGCGAAAGTGATAATCGCAGAGAGCCTTGTGGGAGTCAATCCTACAGGGCTTTTCTTATGCCAAAACGGAAGGAGGAATACGATGCCAAGAAAACCAAAACGTCCCTGCTCCTATCCCGGATGCCCTAATCTGACAGACGGACGCTTCTGTCCGGAACATGAAAAGAACGAAGCCAAACGCTACGAGAAGTACGACCGAGATCCAAATACCAAGCGTCGCTATGGACGTTCATGGAAACGTATCCGCGACAGCTATGCTGCTGCCCATCCTCTTTGTGAGATGTGCCTTGAGAACGGTATCTACACACCAACCGAGCAGATACACCATGTAAAACCTCTTTCACAAGGTGGAACGCATGATAGAGAAAACTTGATGGCTCTTTGCAAATCCTGCCATGCCAAGATTCATGCGGAACATGGCGACCGTTGGCACAACCGGTAGGGGCCAGTTAAATCTCAACGGTGAAGTCACCGGGGAACGGGCGTGGGGTCTCACGCACAAAGTCGCAATTTCAAACGGGGTATATAGGCCCCTGAACTGGAGGTGTAAAAATGGCTAAGGACGGTACAAACCGTGGCGGCGCTCGTATCGGCGCTGGAGCCAAGAAAAAGCCCTTAGCTGACAGGATTGCTGAGGGAAACCCGGGCAAACGTGAGTTGACTGTCATCGATTTTACAGACAGCACTGTCGATTTAGAAGGTCAGCCGATGCCCAAACCATCCAAGATGTTATCTGCAAAGCAAAAGAACGGTAAAAAGCTAGTTGCTGCAGAAGTTTATAAGAAAACATGGAATTGGCTGCACGAACGTGGCTGCGCTGCTCTTGTCTCTCCGGAGCTTCTGGAGCGCTACGCCATGAGTGTTGCTCGTTGGATTCAATGTGAGGAAGCAATCACAGAGTTTGGCTTTCTTGCAAAACATCCGACTACCGGCAATGCTATTCAATCTCCCTACGTAGCCATGAGCCAGAACTTCATGAGTCAGACCAATCGTCTCTGGATGGAAATCTACCAAATCGTAAAAGAAAATTGTGCCACTGAATATAACGGAGCCACACCACAGGATGATGTGATGGAAAGACTCCTGCTGGCACGGAAAGGAAATTGATATGGATTTATCTGAATTTATGAGCTTGCTAAAGAAGTATCGCAGGCATTTAACCTTCCAGCAATTTAGCACACTCAAAGGGCAGGCTAAAGCTGGTGACATAGATGCCGCTTTCAAGGGATTAAAAAAGTTATTGCATAGGAGGGCTGCATCATGCTAATTGAAAAGAAAAATGTCGCAGAACTTCTTCCTGCTGATTACAATCCCCGAAAAGATTTAAAACCCGGCGATAAAGAATATGAAAAATTGAAACGCTCCATTGAACAGTTCGGCTATGTAGAACCTGTCATCTGGAATGCCACCACCTCTCGTGTCGTTGGCGGCCACCAGAGACTAAAGGTCCTCATCGATATGGGCATCACGGAAGTGGAATGCGTCATTGTTGAAATGGATGAAGATAAAGAGAAAGCACTGAATGTTGCTCTCAACAAAATCAGTGGTGAATGGGATAACGACAAGTTGGCCCTTCTTATCGCTGATCTGCAAGGCGCTGACTTTGATGTCTCCCTCACCGGATTTGATCCAGAAGAACTTGAAGATCTGTTTCGTGAAGATACGAAAAAAGGTGTACAGGATGACAATTTCGATGTGGATGCTGAGCTTGTAAAACCGACCTTCTCCAAGACCGGTGACCTGTGGCTCCTTGGTGATCATCGTCTTGTCTGTGGTGACTCCACGAAGCCTGAAACCTACGAACTTCTGATGAACGGAAAGAAGGCAAATCTGGTTGTGACTGATCCTCCGTACAATGTCAATTATGAAGGTAGCGCTGGTAAGATTAAGAACGACAATATGAAAAACGATGCCTTCTATCAGTTCCTGCTTGATGCCTACACTCGCATGTATGAATCGATGGCAGATGATGCTTCTATCTATGTTTTCCACGCAGACACCGAGGGGCTCAACTTCCGTAGAGCCTTTGCCGATGCTGGTTTTTATCTCTCTGGCTGCTGTATCTGGAAAAAGCAGTCCCTTGTCCTCGGACGCAGCCCTTACCAGTGGATGCATGAGCCTTGCCTCTTCGGTTGGAAGAAATCCGGTAAGCATCAGTGGTATACCGGACGAAAAGAAACAACCATCTGGGAATTTGATAAGCCTAAAAAGAATGGTGATCATCCTACAATGAAGCCTATTCCTCTTCTGGCCTATCCGATTATGAATTCCAGCATGACTAATTCTCTGGTCCTTGATCCATTTGGCGGTTCCGGCAGCACGCTCATAGCATGCGAACAGACCGGTCGTATCTGCTACACCATTGAACTGGATGAAAAGTTCTGCGATGTTATCGTCAAACGCTATATCGAACAGATCGGTTCCCATGAGAAAGTCTCCGTCATTCGCGATGGTTTAACCTATTCCTACGATGAAATTGCTCCGGAGGCTGAGGATGGCACTCTTTTGTAAGTCGGTAATGTACACAATCCATAAGGCACATATTTGTCGATGTTTTTCTCCGATATCGCTTGCTATTATGTGCCTTTAGAGTGATATATGTACTACCAAAACAAAGGAGGACACCTACATGAAGATCATCTTAAATGAAACCGAAAGAAAGCCGCTGGCAGCCCTGCTTGGCGAGTACACGAACACAAGACCTCAATACCTGAGAGCTCCTTCCTACGGCTATCAGATTGGGGATCTTCTTCTGACACGAGAAGGAAACATTGAAAGCCCGGACACTCTGAGCCAAGCTGAATTCGACGAACTGCTTGCTCTCTTGGACACAAGTGGCTACTGCCCGAAAGAAACAGACTTTCATCCGGCTCAAGAACCAGAAGCTGAAGCAACTTCTACAGAAGAAACAGGACTTACCATTCCACTTGAGAATGTCAATGTTAGGAATCTCACCAACCTTCTGGATGCCAAAGGATTCCTCATAAAGCATGCCCTGCACATTGATGATCTTCGCTTTGAACTGAGTGAAGACAATATTTCCTTCCCTTGGTTCTCAGAACTTCCTGCACCGGATGAAATCCACGCCTACAGCACACTGATTGCAGCCCTTTGTAAAATGAGCAAAGATCAGAAACGAATCAGCGCTACAGAAAAACCTGTAGACAACGAGCGCTACGCTTTCCGCTGTTTCCTTCTTCGCCTCGGCTTCATCGGGGACGAGTACAAAACGGACCGCAAAATCCTGATGAGATATCTTCCGGGTAACAGCGCATTCAAAGGAGGTGAAGGTCATGCAATTTCCAAGTAAGGAACAGGTGGCCCGCCAGCGCCGCCTTTATCCAGCTGGCACTCGTATAGAGCTAGTCCAGATGGACGACGCACAGGCCCCTCCAGTGGGCACACGTGGCACCGTCATCGGTGTAGATGATACCGGAAGCATCATGGTGGATTGGGACAACGGATCTGGGCTCAACATAATCTACGGTGTAGATCGCTGCCGAAAGGTTCCAACCAACGACTAAAATGCATAGTTTTCGCCACGAATACTTGTGTACTATATGCCTCGAATTGACTTGCTATTATGTGCTTTTAGAGTGATATATAGTACTACCAAAAGAAAACACACATTTTAGGAGGAACCTACCATGAAAGAAATCAAAACATTTGAAACAGCCATTAAACAGAATGCCAAGAGCCTTGAGGAACTCGGAATAAACGCAACCTTATTCTGGGCATACAGAACCAGCAAGGAAACCGGAAACGAGCTCATCGACTTCAACGAGGTTATTTTGGATTACGACATTGTAGAAATTGCTCAGGCCTTAAGAGCCAACGGCATCACCGAATTTACCATCAGCTCCACCTTTTCAAGCCTTCTCGAAACCCTTGCAGCTTTCGAGAAACAAGGCATCAGCATGGCTGGCCTTACCACAGTTAAAGCTCGCTACACCGATTGGAAAACCGGCGAGCATGCCCTCATTCCTGCAATCCAAATGACGGTAAAGGAGGCATAAACCATGTGGAAAGAAGGAACAATCGGAATTCCAAAGAAAGACGGCGGATACAAAAGCGTAAAATACTGGGTCAAGCATTTTGATGAGCCAAACGAAGATTACGGTATCAACGGCGGTAAGATTTCAAAACTCAACTTGAAGATGGATGGTGAGTGGATTGCCAACTACGACAGAGGCTGGGATATCGAGCCCACCTGCGAAGAAGCCAATCTTGCACTTAGCATCCTGCTGAACGAATTAAACTAAACCACCTGAAAATAATATAAGGCAGGACGGTCCCAGATGGGACTGTTCCTCGTTATAGACGTCGCCACCTGGCGGCTATTTTTATTTCTGCGAAAGGAGGCGCATACATTTGCGTAAACTTGAAAACTACACACCGACACGCTTTATGGCTGCGGACTCCACTTACAATAAACAGATGGCGGATTACGCAGTCAATTTTATTGAATGTCTCTGCCACACCAAAGGCACATGGGCCGGTAAGCCATTTGAGCTCATCGACTGGCAGGAACAGATTATAAGGGATATCTTTGGCACTTTGAAACCGAATGGCTATCGACAGTTTAACACTGCTTATGTGGAAATTCCTAAGAAAATGGGCAAGTCAGAGCTTGCTGCTGCCGTCGCCCTGCTCCTTACCTGCGGTGATGGCGAAGAACGTGCTGAGGTGTATGGCTGTGCAGCTGACCGCCAGCAGGCAACCATTGTATTTGATGTGGCTGCCGATATGGTACGTATGTGTCCTGCACTGAATCGTCGAGTAAAAATTCTTGCTTCCCAGAAACGTATCGTTTACCAACCGACTAACAGCTTCTATCAGGTATTGTCCGCCGAGGCTTACTCAAAGCATGGTTTCAACATTCATGGCGTTGTATTCGATGAGCTACATACTCAGCCCAACCGAAAGCTCTTTGATGTTATGACTAAGGGCTCCGGAGACGCCAGGATGCAGCCGCTTTACTTCCTTATCACAACCGCCGGAACAGATACCAACAGCATCTGCTATGAAACACATCAGAAGGCCAAGGACATCTTGGAAGGCAGAAAGATAGATCCAACTTTCTATCCTGTCATCTATGGTGCCGATGAAGCCGATGACTGGACAGATCCGGAGGTTTGGAAGAAAGCAAATCCTTCTCTTGGTATCACAGTCGGCATTGATAAAGTTGAAGCTGCCTGTGAATCTGCAAAGCAGAATCCCGGCGAGGAGAATTCCTTCAGACAGCTAAGACTTAACCAGTGGGTCAAGCAGGCAGTTCGTTGGATGCCAATGGAAAAATGGGATGCCTGCTCGTTCAAGCTTGATGAAGAATCCTTAGAGGGTCGCGTCTGTTACGGTGGTCTGGATCTTTCCTCAACCACAGATATTACAGCATTCGTGCTGGTATTTCCTCCGCTGGATGAGGATGACAAGTTCTGCATCCTTCCGTACTTCTGGATACCGGAAGATACGCTGGACCTTCGAGTTAGGCGAGACCATGTTCCTTACGACGTCTGGGAACGTCAAGGCTTTCTGGAGACAACCGAAGGAAATGTTGTTCATTACGGCTACATCGAGAAATTCATCGAGCGTCTTGGAGAGCGCTTCAATATTCGTGAGATTGCCTTTGACCGCTGGGGAGCTGTTCAGATGGTTCAGAACCTTGAAAGCATGGGCTTTACTGTTGTTCCGTTCGGTCAAGGATTTAAGGATATGTCTCCACCGACAAAAGAACTCATGAAGCTGACGCTGGAGCAAAAGCTAGCCCACGGTGGTCATCCGGTGCTTCGATGGATGATGGATAACATTTATATCCGCACTGATCCGGCAGGAAATATAAAGGCAGACAAAGAAAAATCCACAGAGAAAATCGACGGAGCTGTTGCCACCATCATGGGGCTTGACCGTGCGATCCGCTGTGGAAACAATACCGGTGCTTCTGTCTACGATGACAGAGGAATTTTGTTCATATAAAAATGGAGCTCTTGTTTTTACTCAAAAGCTCCATTACTGTTTATTTATTTGAATTTATGGTTCCTTCAATATCACGGCCACCGTAGAATATTCGAGCTACTGTAACTGCCCTTTCCTCGTCATCAACAAGGTAGTACACAATAAAGTTGTCTACAGGAAGCTGATGCATTTTCATCGAATGCCAAGGCTCCCAGTCAACTAACGCATAACGAGCTGACATGAAATCCAATGAACGAACCTCTTTTCGGATGCGGCCCAGCTGAGCGCTAGCAGTCTCCGGAACAAGGAGTTCATTCGCAATGTACGAATAGATCTCACGTAAGTCGTCAAGCGCATCTACAGAATAGCCGACTTTATAGCTATCTGTCATATACCAAACTCCTTTGCAAGTGCCGCATCGACTTCATCTGCAGAATATACCTTTCCTGCTTTGATGGAATCAACACCCTTTTGGAGTTCTGCATCAAGCTGTTCTCTGGTCATTGCACCAACAGCTAATGGCTTAGAAGAAGGAAGTTTCAATTCAAATGGCATACCCTTCTTCAGTACAATCTGGCTATAAAGCATCTGAATTGCACTGGATGGAGAAATGCCAAGCTGAGAAAGAATGCTCTCAGCATTATCCTTGAGATTGGTATCTATTCTTGCATAAACAGCAGATGTATTTGCCATAATATCGCCTCCTTTTCTTTATTATATTCGCTTTTGCTTGCGATTGCAAGCATTTGCATAGATTATTTTATGACAAAACTTTGAATTTTATACGCCCTTTGCGGCAGAAAGGAATATTTATGGGATTCTTATCAGGACTGTTTCACTCAAGAGACAAGCCCACCAACAGCACCAATGGCAGTGCCTATCGCTTTCTCTTTGGTGGAAGCAACTCCGGCAAAGCCGTCAATGAACGAAGCGCCATGCAGATGACTGCAGTCTATGCCTGCGTCAGGATTCTTTCCGAGTCCATCGCTGGGCTTCCGGTCCATGTCTATAAATACACGGACTCTGGTAGCAAAGAAAAAGCGATCAAGCATCCATTATATCGATTAATACACGATGAGCCAAATCCAGAAATGACATCCTTTGTCTTCCGGGAAACTTTGATGACGCATCTGCTTCTTTATGGAAATGCCTATGCGCAAATTATCCGAAATGGCAAAGGCGAAGTCATCGCACTCTATCCGCTAATGGCCAATCGAATGAGTGTGGATCGTGACGATAACGGGCACCTCTACTACCAATATCAAATGCAAGATTCCGATGCACCAACTATGAAAAACGGAACAGTGATCCTAAAGCCATCGGATGTACTCCACATTCCAGGCCTTGGCTTTGACGGTCTGGTCGGTTACTCTCCTATTGCTATGGCTAAAAACGCTATCGGTCTTGCAATTGCGACCGAGGAATATGGTGCTAAGTTCTTTGCAAATGGTGCTACTCCAGGAGGCATACTGGAATATCCCGGCACCGTAAAAAATCCTGAAGCTGTCAGAGAAAGCTGGACCAAAGGCTTCTCTGGAAACAACTCTCATAAGGTAGCTGTTTTGGAAGAAGGCATGAAATACACGCCTATCTCCATCTCACCGAATGAAGCACAATTTCTGGAAACAAGAAAATTTCAGATTGATGAAATAGCTCGAATCTTTAGAGTGCCGCCTCACATGGTCGGTGATCTGGAAAAGTCGAGCTTTTCTAATATTGAGCAGCAATCTCTCGAATTTGTGAAATACACCTTAGAGCCTTGGATTGTCCGTTGGGAACAGTCCATTAACCGAGCCCTTCTATCTGATTCTGAGAAAGCTGCTTATTTTGTAAAGTTCAATGTCGACGGTCTCTTGCGTGGTGATTATCAAAGCCGAATGAACGGTTATGCCACTGCAAGACAGAATGGCTGGATGTCTGCAAACGATATCCGTGAACTTGAAAACCTGGACCTCATCCCACCGGAACTTGGTGGTGACTTATATCTCATCAACGGAAACATGACCAAACTGGAGGATGCAGGAATATTCGCAGCGACCACTGCTGCCGGAAAGGAGGACGAGAACAATGAAGAAATTCTGGAAGTGGAAGAATCAGACGGTGATCAATCAGGAGACGCAGGAACAGACACTGGAGAGGATACTGTTTCTAAACGGCACCATCGCAGAGGAAAGCTGGTTTGATGACGATATCACGCCTAAGCTCTTTCGAGATGAGCTGTTTGCTGGAAACGGAGACATCACCATTTGGATTAACTCTCCGGGAGGCGACTGCGTGGCCGCAGCTCAGATTTACAACATGATGATAGAGTATCCCGGCAATGTAACCGTAAAGATTGATGGCATCGCAGCCTCCGCTGCATCTGTCATCGCTATGGCTGGCACAAAGGTACTGGTATCACCAGTTTCCATGCTTATGATTCATAATCCGATGACTGCAGCTATGGGAGATACATCTGAAATGCAAAAGGCTATCGCCATGTTGGATGAAGTCAAGGAATCCATCATCAACGCCTATGAAATCAAAACGGGCATGAGCCGTGCTAAGCTCTCTCATCTCATGGATGCAGAAACCTGGATGGATGCACACACAGCTATCGATATGGGTTTTGCCGACGGAATCCTGGCAAGGCCTGCAGAAACACCTGTAGAAAATAATACGACTGGCCCGATGCTCTTCTCTCGTGCAGCGGTGACCAATTCTCTTATGGATAAACTGGCTGCAAAGTGCCGCATTAAGAAGCCTGAAACACCGGAACGCTCTGTAGATTCTCTCATGGAGCGTCTTGACCTAATCAAACAATACATTTAATGGAGGTATTCAACTATGACTATTTTAGAACTGCGTGAAAAACGCAATACCGCGTGGAATGCTGCCAAGGCATTTCTCGATTCTCACCGTACCGAGAAAGGTACTCTTACTGCCGAGGACGATGCTACTTATTCCAGAATGGAACAGGAAATCGCCGATCTTGGTAAGGAAATTGCTCGTCTTGAAAGACAAGAAGCATTGGAGGCCGAGCTTAATAAGCCGGTAAACAAGCCTCTCACTTCTAAGCCGGGGAATTCTGCCACCGATAAACCTGCAAAAACTGGTCGTGCTTCTGATGAATACAAGAATGGTATGCTTCAGGCACTCCGCACCAACTTTCGTCAGGTATCCAATATTCTGCAAAAAGGTGTGGACGCTGATGGTGGCTACCTTGTGCCGGAGGAATATGACAGTCGTTTGATTGATGTTCTTACCGAAGAAAACATCATGAGAAGTCTTGGACACACTATCACGACTTCCGGTGAGCATAAGATTAACATCGCTGCTACGAAACCTGCGGCTGCATGGATTGAGGAAGGTGGCGCACTTCAGTTTTCTGATGCGACCTTCAGTCAGATCCTTTTGGATGCGCACAAACTCCATGTAGCTATCAAGGTCACCGAAGAACTTCTCTATGATAATGCCTTCGGTCTTGAAAATTACATCATCGATCAGTTTGGTAAGGCTTTAGCAAATGCCGAGGAGGATGCATTCCTCAACGGTGACGGTTCCGGCAAACCGACCGGCCTTTTCGCTGCGACCGGCGGCGGCACGGTAGCAGGTACGCTTTCTGCTGCGATCAAGTCTGATGATATGCTTGACCTGGTATACGCTCTTAAGCGTCCGTATCGCAAGAATGCAAGTTTCATCATGAATGATAAGACGTTGGCACAGCTCCGCAAGCTGAAGGACAACAATGGTGCATACATCTGGCAGCCTTCCTATCAGTCCGGTGAACCGGATAAGGTACTTGGCTATGCCGTTCATACCTCTGCGTATGCACCGGAGAATGCTATCGCTTTCGGTGATTACAGCTATTACAACATTGGTGATCGTGGTACTCGTTCCTTCAAGCAACTCACTGAGCTTTTTGCAGGCAACGGTATGATTGGCTATGTAGCAAAGGAACGTGTCGATGGCAAGCTGATTCTTCCGGAAGCAGTACAGATTTTGAAACTCAGTGGTTCTTCTAAGGGCTAAACATGAAAGGTAGCGTCTTCTCTTATGAGACGCTGCCTTCCTTTTATGATTGGAGGTGATAAACGATGATTGTCACTTTAGAAGAAATGAAGCAGTATCTCCGAGTGGATTTTGATGATGACGATTTTCTCATCGAGACGCTCATCACATCAGCTACACGCCTCTGCATGGATATTACAAGGCAGGATCAGGATGCCTTTGAAGAAAGTGAGAATGCAAAGCCTGCTGTCTATTATGCGGTAGCCTACCTCTACGAACATCGTGAGGAAGCTGACCATCATGCTCTGACACTGACTTTGCGCTCTCTTCTCTTCGGTTCCAGAAAGGAGGATTTCTGATGAATATTGAGCTGCTAAATGTTCGCATCTACATTCAGAAGAATGAAGTTATCTCAGATTCAATTGGAAATCGAAAGAACACTTGGAAAGATTATTACACCTGCTATGCCACCGTTAGTGCGGAAGCCGGAAAAGAATCCACCGATGCCGGTCTTGTCGTGGATGATTCCAAGATTGATTTTACGATCCGTTACTGTAAGAAAGCTGCTGCTCTTACCTCTACTGGATATCGGGTACAGTTTGGAAGTGAACTATACGATATTTTGGCAGTAGACCATATGAATTTTAAGCGAAAATGTATCAAACTCTCCTGTCAGAAAGTGAGGCGGTGACATGGCCCAGAAAGTAAAAATTGACGGTCTTGCCGAAGCTGTTATGAAGGAACTGACCGAATATGCTGACCTTGCGACGGTAGATATGAAAGCTGCTGTCAAAAAAGCCGGTAACACTGTAAAGAAGCAGATACAAAGTACTGCTCCAAAAGATACTGGTGCCTACAGCAAGAGCTGGTCTGTGAAGAACACAAAGGAAACCTCCAAATCACTGGAGGTCACTGTGTATTCCAGAAATCGCTATCAGTTAGCTCACCTCCTGGAATTTGGTCATGCCAAGCGTGGCGGTGGCCGTGTGGCCGGTCGTTCCCACATCGTTCCTGCAGAAGAAGCCGGTATCAAAGAACTGGAATCTGAGATTGAGAGGTGTCTGAAAAATGGATAGATTACTGCAAATCCTATCGGAGATGGCCCTCCCCTTTGCCTATGACCACTTTTCTGAAGGAGAATTGCCAAATCCACCATTCATCTGCTACCTACTTCCGGGAAGCGATAACTTCTCCGCAGATGGCCGTGTCTATTACAAAATCAACGAGGTTCGTATTGAACTCTACTGTGGTAGCAAGGACCCGGCATTGGAAGCAACACTGGAAGCTGTGCTTGATGAGCACGGCATTTTTTATAACAAAACAGAGGTCTGGATTGAGAGCGAGAAGCTCTATGAAGTCCTCTACACATTTGAAATGGAGGTTTAATCAACATGGGCAATAAAGTCAAATATAACCTGAAAAATGTTCATGCCGCCAAGCTCACTCGTAGCGAGGACGGCTCCTTTACCTACGCTAAGCCGAAGGCTATTCCCGGTGCAGTCAGCATCAGCTTGGACGCCGAGGGTGACAGCTCTCCGTTCTATGCCGATGGCATCGTATATTTCCGTTCCACTGCCAACAACGGTTACAGTGGTGATTTAGAAATCGCACTCATTCCGGAATGGTTCCGTACAGAAATTCTGAAAGAAGAGCTTGATAACAACGGCGTGCTTATTGAAAATGCAACCATCACCGAACTTGAGAAGTTCGCATTGCTCTTTGAGTTTGACGGTGATGTCAGAAGCATTCGCCATGTGCTTTACAACTGCACTTCTTCTCGTCCGTCCATTGAATCTGAGACTAAAGAGGATACCATCGAACCGGGTAAAGAAAAGCTCACGCTTACTGCTGATCCTAGAGAGGATGGTCTCGTCAAGAGCCGCACCGGTGATGCGACAGATGCAGAAATTTATAAAAACTGGTACCAGCAGGTTTATGTGCCGGTACCTAAGACAGAAGGATAAGGAGGACGTAAGACATGTTAGAGAAAGCAATTACAATCGGTGATAAGCAGGTCAAATTCCGTTCCTCCGCTACTATTCCCAGACTCTACCGTGCAAAATTCAAGCGTGATATCTTCAAAGACCTCTCACGCCTTGAATCATCCTATAAGGGTAATTCTGATGATGGTTCATCCTTTGAGATCGAAGACTTAGAGATTTTCGAGAACGTGGCCTATATCATGGCCTACCATGCTGACCACAGTATTCCGGCAACCATTGAAGAGTGGCTGGATGAATTTGAGATGTTCTCCATCTATGAGGTACTTCCTGAAATTCTCGAACTCTGGGGTATGAATCTTCAGACCGAAATTGAATCTAAAAAAAACTTCATCGCAGTAGCCGGGAAATGACCACACCGTTGTTTCTCCTGCGTTGTATTGAAATCGGTATCTCTATCAGAGACCTTGACCTTTTAACCATTGGAATGGTGATGGACATTTGGACAGAAAAAGCAAATGACGATGTGAAATACCAGCAAATCGCAACACAGGAGGACTTTGATAAATTCTAAGGAGGTGACGTACAAGTGGCAAATCGAATCAAAGGTATTACCGTTGAAATCGGTGGCGATACGACTGGCCTAGATAAAGCCTTAAAGTCGGTCAATACTTCAATCCGCTCTACCCAGTCTGCCCTGAAGGACGTCAACCGCCTCTTGAAGCTGGACCCTTCCAATACGGAATTACTCTCTCAAAAGCAAAAACTCTTGAAAGATGCCATCGCAGCCACAAAGGAAAAGCTGGATTCACTCAAGGTAGCACAGGAGCAGGCCAAGCAACAGTTGGAAAATGGAGAACTCGGTCAGGACAAATATGACGCTCTTCAGCGTGAGATCGTAGAGACCGAGGAAGAATTACGACGCCTGCAGCAAGAAGCTGCCACTACAAACACTGCGCTTTCTAAAATAGATGTGGCTGGTCAAAAGATGGAGACCATCGGTAATTCCATCGCTGGTGCCGGTAAAAAGATGATGAGCGTGACCACCGTAATCGGTGGTGTCGGTGTCGCCGCAGTAAAAACAGCAGCTGACTTTGACTCTGCAATGAGTCAGGTAGCTGCTGTTTCTGGTGCTACAGGTAAGGACTTTGATACTCTCAGAAATAAAGCCCGTGAAATGGGTGCTAAAACTAAGTTCTCCGCAACAGAAGCCGCAGAAGCTATGAACTACATGGCGATGGCCGGTTGGAAAACGGAAGATATGCTGGATGGTATCGAGGGTGTCATGAACCTTGCTGCTGCCTCTGGTGAGGACTTAGCAACAACTTCTGACATCGTAACCGATGCCTTGACTGCCTTCGGACTCTCTGCAAAGGACTCCGGTCATTTTGCAGACATCCTTGCTGCAGCATCCTCCAATGCAAATACGAATGTATCCATGATGGGTGAAACCTTCAAGTACTGTGCTCCTATCGCTGGTGCACTTGGTTTCTCCGCTGAGGATACTGCGGAAGCAATCGGCCTCATGGCCAATGCCGGTATCAAGTCTTCTCAGGCTGGTACCGCCCTTCGTACTATTATGAACAACCTTGCTGGTGATGTAAAAATCAGTGGTAAGGCCATCGGAGATGTCACTATCGCCACTACCAACGCAGATGGTTCCATGCGTGACCTTTCTGACATTTTAGCAGACTGTCGTTCCGCTTTCGGAAACTTGACAGAATCCGAAAAAGCACAAGCTGCTGAATCTCTCGTCGGCAAAAATGCCATGTCCGGCTTCCTGGCTTTGATGAATGCTGGTCAAGGAGATATTGATAAGCTCTCCTCTGCAATTGATAACTGTGACGGATCAGCTGAAAAAATGGCTATGACTATGCAGGATAATCTTGCTGGTCAGCTTACTATCTTAAAGTCTCAGCTTCAAGAGCTTGCCATTTCTTTTGGTGATATCCTGATGCCCGCTATCCGCTCCATCGTATCGAATTTGCAAGGTTTCGTAGATAAACTTAACGGAATGGATGAAGGCACCAAGAGAACCATTGTTACCATTGCTCTTTTGGTCGCCTCAATCGGTCCATTGCTTGTCATCATCGGAACAGCCATCTCGAAAATTGGTGTGGCTATGCAGGGCTTTGTGAAGCTGGCAAATGGTATTAGTAAATTGAAGATCGCCATTCAAGGTGGAACCGGCGTTCTTGGAAAACTCGGTGCTGCACTTGGTGGCATCTCTGCGCCCGTGTTGGCTGTTGTTGCTGTTATTGCCGTTTTGGTAGCTGCCTTTGTTCACCTTTGGAAAACCAATGAAGGCTTCCGGGATGCAATTATCGGGACTTGGAACCGTATCAAAGATACTATCTCCGGTTTTTGTCAGGGTATTGTTGACAGGCTGAATGCTCTGGGATTTCAGTTCACTGATATCGTGGATGTTCTAAAGACTGTGTGGGATGGTTTTTGTCAGGTTCTCGCTCCAATCTTTGAAGGAGTATTTAACAACATTGCAAATATTCTCTCCACAGTAACTGGTGTAATCACCGGAATTCTGGATGTCTTTATCGGCATCTTTACCGGGAACTGGTCACAGGCATGGAATGGTGTAAAGGATATATTTTCTTCCATTTGGAATGGAATCAGTAGCTTCTTTACCAACATTCTCAATGTTATCAAGGGCGTTGCAGATGTCGTCCTTGGATGGTTTGGCACCAGCTGGAATGAAGTCTGGACGAATATCAAGACCTTCTTTGAAGGAATCTGGAATGGTATTGCTACGTTCTTTACCACCATATGGGAGACACTGAAAAATGTCGTAACCGTCGGTATCATGGCGATAGGTTCCATTTTAAGTGCTGCTTTTGATATTATTACACTTCCATTTCGCTTTATCTGGGAGAACTGTAAAGGAATTATTATCTCAGTCTGGGATGCTATTAAATCCAAGGTGACGGCCGTCATTCATGCAATGGCATCTGTGATCAGCACTGTGATGAACGCCATCAAGACGGTATTTTCTACCGTGTGGAATGCGATAAAGACAGTGGTGACCACAGTAGTAAATGCCATCAAATCCATCGTGACGACTGTGTTCAATTCTATCAAAAACACAGCAACCACCGTATGGAATGCAATAAAAACCGCTGTTACAACTCCGGTTAACGCCATCAAAAGCACTGTCACAACAGTATTTAATTCTGTAAAAAGTACAGTTAGTAGCATCTTTAATGGAATCAAATCCACTGCTACTTCCGTGTGGAACGGCATAAAATCCGCCATCACTACTCCTATCGAAGTAGCTAAAAACAAAGTCAAAAGTGTGGTTGATGCTATCAAGGGATTTTTCTCCGGCATGAAGATTTCTCTTCCGCACATCAAGCTGCCACATTTCAAAGTGACTGGCAAACTGTCCATCGCTCCACCTTCTGTACCACATCTTTCTATTGATTGGTACAAGGAAGGTGGCATCATGACCAGTCCTACCATCTTTGGGATGAATGGATCTTCCTTGATGGCTGGCGGTGAAGCCGGTGCAGAAGCTATCCTGCCTCTCGCCGGTTTCTACAAACAGCTGGAAGCGATGATTTCCAGTCATCTCAATACCAGTGCAATGGAAAAATATCTGGCGGTCATTGCTGATAATTCCAGTAAGGGCATCTACCTTGAGGACGGTACACTTGTTGGCCATCTGCTCCCGGCAATCGACGGTGAACTCGGCAAATCACAAAAATTACAAAGGAGGCTCAGTCTATGACACCTGATATTAAATTAAACGGAACATCAGTCGCTTCTATGGGCTGGCTCCGAGAAACTGTCTCTTTTCCAGTGCCGCAGTCGCAATCCAATACGATTGTGGTGCCAGGAAGGAGTTCTCCCATTCGTTATACAGAAGCTCTGGGGCGTGTATCTTATCAGCCTCGGAGCTTTTCTTTAACGTTTTCCATGCTTGGAACAAGAAAGCGATACGATCAGATGGTCGCTGAAATGGCAAACCGCTATGCTGGTCAGCTCATAAAAGTTTCGACCAGCGAGGAGCCAGAGCTATATGCTATTGGTACTTTAGAGATTTCATCTGAATATGATCCACTCTTAGGTAAAGGCCAGCTCGTGATTTCCTGTGAAGATGCAGATTCCTATCGTTACCACAATGAAGATACAATCGTTAATCTGACTGGCTCCGGTAAGCTCATTATCGAAAATGACTTTATGCCTGTTGTTCCTGTTATTACAACCTCAACAGAAACAGCTCTCAGCTGGACAATCGGCAGTGATTCTTTCAGGAAATCACTTAGCGCAGGCACTTGGACGCTTCCTGAATTTGAACTGCAAGCTGGTAGAAATACAGTCACAATTCAAGGGACCGGCACAACGATCTTTCGATTTAGGGAGGGCCGCCTATGAGTATCTTTCGTATTTTCGTAGACGGTCAGCTATTCTATCATCCACAGTTATCCCAGCTTGCTATTACAGAAGCAAAGATGGCCGAAGATGCCGAAAACATCGACAGCCTGACACTGTCCGCTCCATTTAATCATCCGTATTTGGATTCCATCCGCCCGATGGCTTCCACTATTGTTTGCAAAAAAGGCGATGCAACAGTCTTTGAAGGTCGTGCCTTAAACGACGGTAGTGATTTTTATAATACCCACACTTGGACCTGCGAATCGGCTCTGGCATATCTCAAGGATAGCCAGCAGCCGCCTTTCTCCTATAAAGGAACACTCAAAGGTCTTTTGGAATATTTTCTCTCTGTCCACAATAAGGCAGTCGAAGAAAAGAAGCGTTTTAAGCTGGGAAATATCACAGTAACAGATAACAATGACTATATCAGCTATAGCAACTCAGAGTATTCCTGCACTTTGGATGCTATCAAAAGTAAGCTGATCAATACACATGGTGGTTATTTGATGGTCCGCTATACAGAATCCGAAAAAATTCTGGACTACCTTGCAGAGTTCAATACTCGTTCTGTGCAGTCTGTGGAATACGGAAAGAACCTAACGGATGTCAAAATCACCCGTGATCATACCGAACGCATCACTGCTCTGATTCCACTTGGAGCAAAGAAAAAAACAACTGATGAAGAAGGAAACGAAGTCGAGTCCGATGAACGTGTTGATATCACTTCTGTAAACGACGGGCTAAATTATATCTATGACGATGCTGCTGTAAAAGAAATTGGCTGGATCTGGGCCACAGAAGTCTGGGATGATGTCACGCTTCCGGGAAATCTACTCCGCAAAGCAAAGGCTCGTCTTGCAGAGCTTATTGCCGGTATCACTAGCATGGAACTGACCATCGTGGATGAATCAGACACCGGTGCTGATATCGGAAGTATTCATGCCAGACAGTTTGTGAACTGCTTATCTCCGCCTCATGGCATTGATGGACGCTACGCCTGCATGAGCAAGACCGTAGATTACTTGAATCCGTCTGGGAACACCATAACCATTGGAGCCAGTGGTATCAAGCTGACTTCCATATCAGCCAAACAGAATGAAAACCTCTCTGCTATCGAGGATGAGCTACTCGGACAGACTGCCACCATTGAAGGTATCTCTGGCAAGGTCGATGGCATTGCATCCTCCAAAATGTATCGCACAGAGCTCATTGTTGATGGTGTCAGTATTTTTAAGGACAAAGGCCAGAACAGTCGGCTTTTCTGCAAGGTCTATTCATGGGATAAAGACATTACGGCATCGCTTCCGGATACAGCTTTCGTCTGGCATAGAAAGTCTGGAAATGACGAAGCCGATGCCATATGGGATTCGAATCATATCGGAATAAAATCAATCATCGTAACCACAGAGGATGTGCAAGACAACGCATCCTTCTACTGTGAAGTATCTATATAAAGGAGGGCCAGTAAATGCCTACAATCTTAACTTCCAGCCAGCAGACGTTCGTGGATATTACAGACCAGCGAAAGCTGTCGGCTTATATTACATCCAATCTACCTAAGACGCAGAGTGAGGACCCAAATGTGCTACCTCACACCTATGCACCAAGCTGGGCCAGCACCAATCTTACACTGACACCAGTCGTATTCCTTGATCAGACGAACGTAGCTCTGAACGCCTCCGGTTTGACCATCACTTGGAAACGCAAAGACGGTAGCGGCGCTGAAACCGCACTAAATTCGAATGAGAAAGTTACCGGAGGAATTCTGAAAGTCAACAGCAATGTGCTGGCTTCCTCGTCCACCGGTATGATTACTTACATTTGTTATATCAGCTACTACGATTCTGAGACCAAGAACACTGTTAATATTACCTCTGATATCACTTACACCCTGGTACGAAATGCAGAGAATGCAAAACTCGCTTATGTGACTGCTGACACCTATGTGTTCAAGTACAACACTTCCTCTGCATTGGTCGGAGCATCACAGGCAACGCTGAGTGCTCAGGTACAGGGTGTTTCCATTTCCAAGTGGCAGTACAAAAACAGCTCTGGCGCATGGGCCGATTATCCGACCACTTCTGACAATACCAGCATCACCGGTGGAACTCTCGTAGTAAAACCTGCACATGCTGTATTCATCGATAACGTCGCTCAAATCAAGCTACTTACAGATGACGCAGATGTCTATGACACCATTTCAATTACCAAGATGTATGACGGTAGCAAGGGATCTCCTGGTTCTCCGGGTGCAGCCGGAACAGGTGGTCTTTCGATTATTCTGGGGAATGAAGCACAAACAATTGCTTGCTCTGCTACCGGTGCAGCAACTGCTGCACTGGATATCACGATTCCTTTCACTGGCTATGTTGGCATCACACAGACAGCCTGCACCTGTTCAGTTGGAACATTGCCTTCTGGTATGACACTGAAAACTAACACTGCGGCAACTGCATCTGCTGCTGGTTCCGTCGTCCTTACAGTTGCTGCATCTGCTACCCTTGGCGGAGAAAGCGTGGTTAATGGAACGGTTGATTTGACCTTTACCATTTCCGGTAAAACTATTGTGAAGAAATTTACATGGGCTAAGTCCACCAGAGGAAGTAATGGCACCAGCGCTGTTGTATTCTCTGTTTATGCTCCAAACGGCACAATTGTGATGAATCAGTCCGGCAGCTTATCCCTTGCCACCTCTGCTTATTCTGGTACGACTGCCATCACAAATGCCACCTATCAGTGGGCAAAATATACTGCTGGAAAATGGACGAATATTTCCGGTGCAACATCTTCTACTTTGACGGTATCCGGAAGCGACATCGTAAATATTCAGTCTTATCGATGCACGATGACCTACAATGGTAAATCTTATGTAGATGTTATCACTGTCGAAGATAAATCAGATCCGTACGTATCTGAACTTCTTTCTATTGGCGGTTTCACAGTAAAGAATAATCAGGGCGGTGTCTGCCCATATGTTATCGTCCGTACCAACCAGCAGGAAGTGGATGCGCTTCTCGGTCCAATCAGTGAGACAGCGCCTTCTAATCCAGCTGCTGGAGCCTTTTGGTATAAAATCAGTCACTCAGCTAAAACGGTTACTCTCCAGAAATATTCCGGTAGTGCCTGGGTGGATGCCACCGAAAAACAGTCACTGACTTATAACTGGTATGCTCAGGACAAAGACGGCAATGCAGTCACCTTTAGCAAAACTGGAAAGGTCATTTATCTGTCTGCTGCCGATATCGATAGCTTACTTACACTGCAGTGTGATGTTTCCAACTAGGAGGTGAGCCTATGGCACTTATCACTTCCTGTCAAGCCTCTTTTCAGAATGTTGCCGGATATGAGGAGGATATTGCTTCTCTTCAGGAAAATGTGCGTGAGTGCTATTCGGAGATTTCAAAATCCTCAGAGCAGATCCGACTCTCTGTCCGTGAAGAATACATCTCACGCTCTGAAATGGCCACGATCCAGCAGGATTTTCAATCTACGATTACGCAAAACAGTAGTGAGATCCGCATGGATTTCTCTGCTGTCACAGATGAGCTGAAGGACAATATCGCAACTAACCAGGAGCTCCTTGAAGAATATATTCGCTTCAAAGGAGCTCTTATTGAGCTTGGCAAAGTAGGAAATGCCTTCACCGCTGAGCTTTCCAACAATGAACTGGCCTTCAAAGAAAACGGTCAGAAAATTGCCTATATCTCCAACAACAGCTTGGTTATCACCAATGCAGAGATTCGCAACAAGCTATCCCTTGGTAATGAGACCAGAGGATGGTTTGACTTTATTCCAAGAAACAACGGTAACCTCTCTATCAAGTGGAGAGGCCCGGCATCATAAAGGAGTGATTCATTATGGCTTCCAGCGGAAGTATTACAACTGGCACAAAAGAAGGCCGTTCTGTCACCTTATCATGGACGCTATCCAGCCAGGATATTGCCAATAATACATCTACCATTGCATGGACGCTGAAAGGCTCAGGCTCAGGAAGTGGCTGGGTCATGTCTGGTGGTTTTAAGGCTGTTATTAACGGTACAACCGTCTACTCCACCTCAACCGATAATCGTATTCAACTCTATAACGGAACCATTGTGGCCTCCGGCTCCTTAAAGATCAGCCATAGCGCTGATGGTACAAAATCTTTCAAATTAAGCTGTGAGGCCGGTGTCTATAGCTATGCAGTCAACGTATCCGCAAGTGGAACCCATACTCTAAACACGATTCCAAGAGCATCATCGGTATCGGCAACATCAGTGAATATGGGAAGTGCCACAACAATTTCTATTTCAAGGGCATCTTCCTCATTCACCCATACGCTGACCTATTCCTTTGGTAGTGCTACTGGAACCATCACAACAAAGACTACTTCCACATCTATATCGTGGACACCTGCTCTCGCATTGGCAAACCAAATACCGAGTACCACAAGTGGAACCTGTACAATTACCTGCGACACCTACAATGGCTCCACCAAGATTGGTACGAAAACCTGCACGCTGACTCTAACAGTTCCTGCTTCAGTCAAGCCTACTATTTCCAGTCTGACAGCAAGCCGTGTTGATGGTAATATTCCAAGCACCTGGGGCATCTATGTACAGTCAAAGTCAAAGGCTACGCTTACAATCAATGGTGCTGCTGGAAGCTATGGTTCTACCATAAAATCCTACAGCATCAGCGGTGGTGGATACTCTGGCACATCTTCTACTCTCACTACCGGATTTTTGAACAGCTCTGGCACGATTACTTTTACTGCCACAGTGACTGATTCCAGAGGAAGAACCTCTGCTGCAACTACCGTGTCAATTACTGTCATCGCCTACAGTGTACCTTCCTTTAGCTCTTACAACTCGCAACGATGCAACAGCAGTGGAACTATATCTGACGATGGCACCTACATCAAGGCAACGGTATCCTATAGCTTTGCATCCTGCAGCTCCAAGAATACAGTTACTCGCTCCACTTACTACCGCGTAGCCGGGACAAGCACATGGACCAACGCTTCTGCCAGCTTCAATTCCGGTACAGCATTTACCTTTGGCAGCGGTAAGATTTCCACCGAAACATCCTATGAAGTCAAATACGAATTAACAGATGCTTTCACGACTATCAGCATCACGGACATCGTATCTACAGCATCGGTTGTCATGGATTTCAAGAGTGGCGGTAAGGGCGTGGCTGTTGGTAAGGTATCAGAAACAGATAACTGCTTTGAAGTATCTGAAAAATGGGATGTAAAGGTCTACGGCAAGCTATTAAGTGAATATGTCAAACAGGCAATCGGTGCTATCTATCCAGTAGGAAGCATTTACATGAGCGTCAAGAACACAAATCCATCCACCTATTTTGGAGGCACTTGGGTTGCCTGGGGAACAGGTCGAGTTCCGGTTGGTGTCAACGCAAATGATACCAATTTTGCTACAGTCGAAAAGACCGGTGGTGCTTCTACCGTTACATTGACCGCAGCACAAATGCCTTCTCATACTCATGCAAAAGGAACGCTGGCAACAGCCAGTGCCGGTGGACATACTCATGATCTGAAGAACCAGAAAACCTCATGGGGAACCAGTGGTGGCAATCGAGTTTTAATCGATGCCACATCCGGTTATACAGCAGTCAGCAATAAGACCACAACAAGTGCTGGCTCACATTCACATACAATCTCTGGTGCTACTGCCGCATCTGGTTCCGGCAGTGCCCACAACAATCTGCAGCCCTATATCACATGTTACATGTGGAAAAGGACTGCTTAATTTTTATCCGCAGCTATCAGATGGTAGCTGCTTTTCTTATATCTAATTTCAGAAATGGAGGTACTTATCAATGAAAGAATTCTGGAACACAATTCAACTTATCTTTGCTGGCATTGGTGGCTGGCTGGGTTATTTTCTCGGAGGCTGTGATGGATTACTCTACGCTCTTATTGCCTTTGTTGTTATCGACTACATCACCGGCGTTATGTGTGCAATTGCCAATCACACGCTTTCCAGTGAAGTTGGCTTCAAAGGTATCTGTAGAAAGGTATTGATTTTCTTGCTCGTTGGCATTGCCAATATCCTCGACATTCATGTCATCGGCTCTGGCAGTGTGCTTCGTACTGCAGTCATCTTTTTCTACATTTCCAACGAAGGCGTCAGCTTACTTGAAAATGCTGCCCACCTCGGACTTCCAGTCCCAGAAAAAATCAAAACCGTATTAGAACAGCTTCATGATCGAAGCACAAAGGAGGAAAACTAACATGGCATACACAAACAGTAAACTGATATCTTATACCAAACTTAGTCCGAATCACTCCGGACAGCGTACACACAGCATCGACCGCATCACGCCACACTGCGTGGTGGGTCAGTTGTCAGCTGAGAGCATCTGCGGATGCTTTACCAGTCCTTCCAGACAGGCAAGCTGCAATTATGGCATTGGCAAGGACGGTCGCATCTCTCTTTGCGTGGAGGAAAAGAACCGCAGTTGGTGTTCTTCTTCCAACGCCAATGATCAGCGTGCTGTTACCATCGAGTGCGCCAGCGATATGTCTGAGCCGTATGCAATGAATAGTGCCGTTTATAACTCGCTGATCAAACTCTGCGTTGACATTTGCAGACGTAACGGAAAAAAGAAACTTTTGTGGCTTGCCGACAAGAATAAGACTTTAAATTATGCTCCGAAATCTGATGAAATGGTGCTGACGGTCCACAGATGGTTTGCGAACAAGTCCTGTCCCGGTAACTGGCTATATTCCAGACTCGGTGATCTGGCCGCTAAGGTTACTTCTGAGCTTTCCAAAACCACTTCCGGTGGCGGCACTGCTTCTACTTCACAAATGTATCGTGTCCGCAAAACTTGGTCTGATTCTAAGAGTCAGCTTGGTGCCTATAAGTTGCTGGCCAATGCTAAGAAAAAGGCAAATGAAAATGCCGGATATAAAGTATTCGATGTCTCTGGTAATATCGTTTATCCAACTGCCGTAAAGCCGACCCAAACACCTGCTGCAAATACTTCTTATAAGGTTCAGATAGACATTGCCAATCTGAATATCCGCAAGGGTCCAGGTACCAACTATGGCAAAACAGGTCAGTTCACCGGCAAAGGCATCTTTACAATCGTCCAGGAATCAAAAGGCGAAGGTGCTACCCTCTGGGGCAAACTGAAATCCGGAGCCGGATGGATCTCTCTGGATTTTGCCAAAAAGATATAAGGCATATCAATCACAGGGTCTGTGGGAGTTATCTCCTGCAGGCCCTCTTTTTTATTTATCTTTTTTCGGCCAAACTGCCATCTCACCTCCATTTAGTAGTGAGGAACTTCCTCAGATTGGAGGCAAAATATGCAAGAAAACATTATAGCTTCAATGCCGGGTTCTACTTCTCCGAAGCCAATACATCAGTCTGATATTCAACAAGATTATGACTTTTTGCAGGCGCAAAAGGTCTCAGAAAAACTACTGGCGCTTGGACTTGTTTCCTTGTCGGAATTCAACAAATTAACTGAAATAAACCGTAAAACATTCTCCCCGTTTTGGGTTGAGATTATGCCCAAAATCCCTTGATATATAAGGGATTCAGAGCTAATATGTGACACTAACGAAGGGAGGTGAACTACCGTGAAAAAGATAACCAAAATCGACGGTGTACAAAAGAATACCGCCATAAATAGCAAGCTCCGAGTTGCCGCCTACTGTCGTGTTTCAACAGGTAGTGACGCTCAGTTGGAAAGTCTTGAGGCTCAGAAAAGTCACTATGAACAATATATCAATTCTCGTGAGGATTGGCAGTTCGCCGGTCTCTACTTTGATGAAGGTATAACCGGTACCAAAGCCGAAAAACGTCCGGAGCTACTCCGCCTGGTTACGGATTGTGAAGCAAGGAGAATCGACTTTGTAATTACCAAATCCATCAGCCGTTTTTCTCGAAACACGACGGACTGCTTGGCTTTAGTGAGAAAGCTTCAAAGTCTGGAGATTCCTATTTATTTTGAAAAGGAAAACATAAACACCGGTTCAATGGAAAGCGAACTCTTCCTTGCCATTCTTAGCAGTATGGCTGAAGGTGAATCCGCATCCATTTCCGAAAATGCGAAATGGTCGGTGAAGCGCCGCTTTCAGAATGGAACCTACAAACTCGGCTACACTCCTTACGGCTATGATTGGGATGGTAAAAATATGATCATCAATCCAGATCAGACGGCTGTCGTAAAAAGGATATTTGCAGATATTCTTTCAGGAAAAAGTACAAACGCTATTGCAGATGAACTAAACGCAGAAAAGGTTCCGTCCAAGAAAAATGCCAACTGGACTTCTAGCACTATTCGAGGCATTATTGCCAATGAAAAATATACCGGTGATGTCATTTTTCAAAAGACATATACGGATGAAAACTTCAATCGGCACACAAATTATGGTGAGGTTGACCAGTACATGGCTCCGGATCATCACGAAGCGATTATCAGTCATTCAGACTTCGACGCAGCGAATGCTCTGGTTAATCAACGAGCCGCAGAAAAAGGTATTGAAAAAGGCAGTGATAAATATCAGCAACGTTATGCATTCTCTGGGAAAATAATCTGCGGAGAATGTGGAGACACCTTCAAGCGCAGGATACACTCTTGCACCACATACAAGTATGTCGCATGGGCCTGCAATACACACCTGAAGAATAAGGAATCCTGTCATATGAAATATGTAAGAGATGATGAGATAAAAGTTGCATTTATTACATTGCTAAACAAGCTCATTTATGGCTATCGCTTGATACTTACTCCTTATCTCAAAGTACTTGAAAACTCATCTGGCGACGAGGCCATTCATCGCATTCAGCACTTGGAACAACTCATCGCTCAAAACAGTGAACAACGTGAAGCCTTAACCAAGCTGATGGCACAGGGCTATATCGACCAGATTCTATATAATCAAGAAACAAATGCACTCCTCCTGCAGGCAGAGACATATCGCTCTGACATTGAAGCAATTACCATCGGAATGACCGGTGACGCAGCCAAGGTTACGGAAACGAATCTTCTGCTACACTTTGTGTCCCATACCGATATGCTTACAGCCTACAGCGAGGAGTTTTTTGAAAACTACGCAGATCACATTGAAGTCATGAGCAGAAATGAAATCAGGTTTGTTATGAAATGCGGTCTGACATTCACAGAAAGGATTGATGATTAGATGGGCCATACACCATTTGGTTATAAGATAGAAAACGGTATCGCAGTTATCGATCAACCGGCTGCAGATAAGCTCAGACAGCTCTATAAAAATTATCTGAGTGGTATGTCCTTATCAAAGGCTGCAGCTGCTGCCGGAATTAAAACTTATCACGGCACTGCTAAGAGATTAATGGAAACCGTCCATTATCTTGGAGACAGTTTCTATCCTGCTATTATCGATAAGGATACCTATCAAAAAGCACAAGAAGAACGCAAGCGCCGAGCCGCTGCACTCGGACGAAATAATAAGCAAACACAAATGAGGAAGCTACAGATACCTACCCATTTCCATATGGGTGAGGTCACTGCCCTTTATGACAATCCCGTCAAACAGGCAGAATATCTGTACAGCCTCATAGAAAGCGAGAGTAAATAATGGGAAATGTAATGTTAATTCCTGCAAGGCGACAGGTTGGAAGCAACGCCAGAAAGCAGGAAGAAGAAAAGCCAAAGCTCCGAGTCGCAGCGTACTGCCGCGTCAGTACAGACAGCGATGAGCAGGCTACAAGTTATGAAGCTCAGGTCGAGCACTACACAGAATACATTCAGAAAAGTCCTGATTGGGAATTTGCCGGAATCTATGCTGATGACGGTATCTCCGGCACCAACACCAAAAAGCGAGAAGAATTCAATCGGATGATTGATGACTGCAAAGCCGGTAACATTGATATGATCATTACCAAGTCCATCAGCCGTTTTGCCAGAAACACACTGGACTGCCTGAAATACATAAGGCAACTCAAAGATATGAACATACCAGTTCTGTTTGAAAAGGAGTCCATCAACACAATGGATGCCAAGGGTGAAGTCCTTATCACCATCATGGCTTCTCTAGCCCAACAGGAATCGCAGTCCTTAAGTCAGAATGTCAAGATGGGCTTACAATATCGCTACCAGCAAGGCAAGGTACAAATCAATCACAATCGTTTCCTTGGCTATACAAAGGATGCAGATGGAAATTTGGTCATTGATCCAGAACAGGCTGAAACTGTAAAACGTATTTATCGAGAATATTTAGAAGGTCTCAGTATGGATAAGATTGCCGCCGGTCTGGAGCGTGACGGTATTCTTACCGGTGCCGGAGGAAAAAAGTGGCACACAAGCACCATCAACAAAATTCTCCGTAACGAAAAATACATCGGTGATGCCCTGCTTCAAAAAACCTACACCACCGACTTTCTAAACAAGACAAGAGTTAAAATAACGGGCTTGTTCCTCAATACTATGTAGAAGGCGACCACGAAGCCATTATTCCGAAGGACATTTACCTGCAGGTACAGGAAGAACTTGTCCGCAGGCGAGTGGTAAAAACTAGTGCCAACGGCAAAAAACGAAGCTATAGCTGCAACCACTGCTTCTCACAAATCGTCATCTGCGGAGAATGCGGTGAAATGTTCCGAAGGCTCCACTGGAACAACCGAGGAGTCAAATCCATTGTCTGGCGCTGCATCAGCAGGCTGGAATCCACTGGACTTGAATGCCACGCTCGAACCATCAATGAGCTGCTTCTTCAGGATGTTGTCGTCAAAGCAATCAATCAAATGCTCGGTGACAAAAGCAGCTATCAGGCACAGCTCCAGCTTAACATTGCCACAGTTATCCGAGCTTCACAGGCAACAGCCATTGACAGCATTGACGAGAAACTGATGGCTCTACAACAAGAGTTGATTCAGAAAGCCAACAGCAAAGAGGACTACGACGAAATAGCGGATGAAATCTTCAGGCTCCGAGAACTTCGCCAGAAAACAACCGTCGATACCGCCGCAAGGGATGAACAGATAAAGAGAATTAACGACCTGCAGGATTACATTTCGCAACAGACCACCTATCTTACAGAATTCGATGAATCACTGGTGCGACGCTGGATCAAGCAGATCACCATCTGGGATGACCACATCACCGTCGAACTAAAATCCGACGTCAGCATTGATGTGGATGCATAACTTCATAGATGTGCAAAACCCTCCTGACCATGATGGCTGGGAGGGTTATTTCTTTATATCAAATGAACTGGTCTCACCGGCTCATCACCAGTTTCAGGCAATAATTTTCCTTCAATGTATTTGTCAAATATCGATAAGCAAGGAAAAGTTACAACGCCATCTTCATCCTGAAATTCAATTTCTAAAGGCTTCGATGAAACAAAAAGAAAATGTGCCGTTATTTTTTCATCAATAGGTATATTTAGAAATTCCTTCAACTTCTCTTTTTCTCTGAGAACTAAATCATATCTAGCTCGACAATGGTCATAGTACCCCTTTTCCTTGAACATTTTTTCGTAATCAGATATTACCCCACTGCTATTTAAGGAATCCGAAAAGAACTTAGCCTCAATAAGAAAGACCTCTTTAGTTTTTGGTGTATAGAATACGACATCATAATCTCCATAATCAATGTCTTTACTCCCAAAGATTCTATCGTACTTTACATCTATCTCATCTATGGTTGGTTCATAGTGTGCCCGCAATTTTGTGCGCAATATATTTACAAGTCTATCAGATAATTCTTCATTTTTTCTTTCTATCGCAGCTGTAAGACTGTCCTTCGCGTTTGAATAACACATTCCTCCATTTAGATAAATCGAACACCACAGATGTTTTGCCTGTTCTATCGCACAGTAAGAAACGTATATTCTATCATTTTCTAAACAAATAAACGGTCTTAATTCATGACGATACTGGTTTGTCTTCATTATCCATACTATAGGCTCATTATTCTTTTTCTGCGAAGATATTATTTCCTTGGTAAGAACAAATGCATCAAAGAATTTTTTTGCATCTATGCATCCCTGACCATACCTTTCAATCTCCGAAATAAAATCTTCCTTATTAATAACAGTCATTGCATATTTCCCACCATGCAACATCTCAGCTTGAAATGTGCTCATAATACGCAGCGAATAGATAAAATCCACACCATATGTATCAAAAAATCCTTTTCCAAAAATGCTCTTACTTGCTTTAGCAAGCTCACTATCTTCGATTAGAATGTTCTGATTTCCTGTCATAGCTGTATTAAAATATATAATAGGATGATATTTTAATACAGTTACCGGTACATCATCTGTAGGATTCACAACTATACCCGTGTACAACTCATGCGATTGGAATTTTCTGCTTAAAGATATCAAAGACAATGCTTGCGATACGACACCGTATATGTACATTTCAACAAACAATTCATCATTAACTTCAAATTGATTATCTTTGCAATCTTTCGACTTGCTAGAAAGAAGCACTGCATTTTCTATCCACAGATTCACTGCATCAATAACATTACATGATTTATTTCGATTTTCTTCAAAAACATCCAATATAGAGTCCTCTTGAATATTCAACTCAATTAACTTCTTTCTTGCGTCTTTCTGTCTTTGATAAAAATGAAATACCTCATCAAGGATTTTATATAAGTCTTTCACCAAATAACAGGCACTTTCGCTTTTTAACTGTGAAACCATTTTTTCTTGTATCTTTCCAGTGATGCTCAGCAGATATTCCGATGCATCTTTCCTAGATGTTATTTCTAATCTCTTGGTCCCAAAATACTCAATAAATTTATCTTTAACCACCTTTTGAGAGATAGATAATTCCAACCAAAACGGCCGGGTCATAAACATGTAATCCATTCTAAATTAAATCCTCCTGTCATCTATTCCACTGCCAAGTCTGCCTCTTAGTATCGAGTGGCTTAAACTGCGGTCGGCTCTGACAACAATCTTAGTGCCACAACCTCTGACATCTAATCCACAGCCTAAACCCTACCGCTATTCTCCGGTACTCAATTTCTCTCCAATCAAACCGAGAAGTAGATATGTTTCCCTACAAGAAAACCGAGCTTTCCGCAAGGCTTCTCTGATGATACTAACCTCGCAAAAAGCCCGGAAATACGCCACTTTTCAGCCTTTATTTATCTTTTCTTGACAGCAAACAAACCGTCTCAATATGTGTATCATTGTCCAAACTCAAGCTCATATCTTCCGCAATGATTGGGAGCTTGAATTTGATGGACTTGAGCCACTGTCCGTTGGGCTGCCGTTCCTCATAGATCTGGACTTCGGATAGCAGCGATTCCATGAGCTGCCGCTTTTCCTGATCGTCCATGACGGAATAGAGCTTATCAAAGAAAATCAGCACCTTGTAGATGTTGTCGCCCGTCAGCTTTTCCGCCTCAATCGCCATCTTCTTGGCTCTGGCGGCAACGAGCTGGTTTTCTGTATCCTCGATTTTATCATACATCTTGTAAAGCCGGTCATCAAGGTCTGCTTTGCGTTTGATGTAGTGCTTATCGTCCGGGTCGAGGGAATCGATCTCCTCCATCAGCCGTGCCTTTACGGAATAGCTCTGGCGAAGCTGCTTTCCATGTGCCGCGATCTCCTGCTCAATGGCAGAGGTATCCACCTTCATACTGATCTTTTCCTGCATCATGGCGGCGAACTTCGGATTGCTTACCAGCTTTACGATAACCTCCGCAACGGCGCTGTCCAATAGTTCTTCATTGATCTGTTTCTTGAAATCGCATTTATGTCCGTGCGTCATCGTGCGGTGCTTGCAGCCGTAATAAAAGAAGTCCTTGTATTTTGTACCATCTGCTTTATGCTTGATGCTTTTGTTTCCATACATTCCTACGCCGCAAACCGGGCATTTCACAATACCGGACAGCAGATGTATTTTTGTATCCTTGCCCCTGTTGACGCGTTCGTATTTTTCCGCTTGTGCCAGCAGCTTGACCTGCGCCTCATGCCATAGTTCTTCGGAAACGATTCCCTCATGCAGACCATCTACCAGCAGATAATCGTCCTGTTCTACCAGCCGGTAATCATTTCGGGTGCCATGCACCTTCTCCGTTCGACGTCTGCCATAGGCGATTTTCCCGCAGTATACCGGATTTTTCAGAATCCTGCGGATCAACGCAGAATCAAACAGGGGATTTTTCCCGTTTTGCCTTTGAATTTTGTGAATCCCGTGGGTTGCAAGGTATTTTGCAAGGCCGTTTGCGCCGGTATCCGTATGCACATACTGGTCAAAAATCACGCGGATTGCCGCCGCTTCTTCCTCATTGATGAAAAGCTGCCCTTTTTCCAGCCTGTAGCCATATGGCGCAAAGCCACCATTCCATTTTCATTCACGGGCTTTCTGGATTCTGCCCTCCATCGTCTGCACACGGATATTTTCACGCTCAATTTCAGCCACAGCCGAAAGAACGGAAATCATCAGCTTTCCCGCATCCTTGGAGGAATCAATCCCGTCCTCCACGCAAATCAGGTTAACGCCAAAATCCTGCATGACCTGTAGGGTAGACAAGACATCTGCCGCATTTCTGCCGAAACGTGAGAGTTTGAACACCAGTACATAGGACACGCCGTCTTTACCGGACTTGATATCCTCCATCATGCGGTTAAATTCTACACGCCCTTCAATGGACTTTCCGGATTTACCGGCATCCTCGTATTCGCCCACGATCTCATAGTCATTGAACTCGGCATAGGCTTTCATTCTGGATTTCTGTGCATCCAGAGAGTATCCGTCAATCTGCATGGCAGTAGACACGCGAGTATAGATATAGACTTTTATCTTTTCTTTTTTCATCGCATCTTCTCCACCCCAGCTTACTTTTTATCTGTTTTCTGCTCCAACAACTTGATGGAATCCAGATAATCGTGCTCAACTTCGCTGAGGGTACGGGCTTTGTATTTTCTGTATTCGCCGGTTGCCTTGTCGATAGCCTGCTTATGGCTGACACTTCCGTTGCCAACCAGCAGCTGCTCTCCGCTCATGGTCAGAATCCGATCAAGATGCTCCGACCAGTCCTGCATGGTCATTGCCTGCTCCCGCTCCGCCTGTCGTTCCGCAAAATCCAGATATCCGGACACAAGCTGCCCCATAGCACGAAGCTCTTTCTCGTTCAGATAGTTCTTGGCAACTACCGCCTCTTTCAGCGTGGGCTGATTGCCCGCAAAGGTGGTCAAGCCCATAAATTCTTTCTCCGCATCGGCGCGTGTGTAAATGACCTCCGCCGCGGTTTGCCCATGAATGGCATAATGAATTTTATTTTGGACTTTCTTGAAAAACTGAATGGAGATTTCCGCCTTGGGATCATAGTCAATACTGGTCGCGTAGATTTCAAGCACCTGACGGTAAAACACCTTTTCGGAAGCGCGGATATCGCGGATACGCTCCAGCAGCTCCTTGAAGTATCCGCCGCCGCCCAGATTTTTCAGGCGCTCATCATCCAGAGCAAAGCCTTTTCGCATATACTCCTTCAAAATCCCCGTTGCCCAAATACGAAACTGCACGCCGCGCTGAGACTTCACACGGTAGCCGACAGAAATGATGACATCGAGATTATAGTAATCCACCTGATAAGTCTTACCGTCAGCGGCAGTTGTTGCAAAATTTGCAACAACTGCTTCTCGCTTTAATTCGCCCTCAGTGAAAATGTTCTTGATATGTCTGGAAATAGTAGATTTGTCACGCTGAAACAGCTCCGCCATCTGGTCAATGGACAGCCAAACCGTATCGCCGTCAAAAGTCGTTTCAATCTTTGTCAAGCCATCCTCTGTGGTATAAATCATCATTTCAGAATTGTTCTGCTCATTCTCCCAGCGTTCCATTGTCACTTCACCTCGTTTTCTGCCATTGCAGGAGCTTTTGCTCCTGCAATGGCGGTTTGGACACTTATTTCATGATAATTATATCATGCCGCTTTCGCTGATTCAATATCGTTTTCGTGAATCATCTCATCTGCCCCGTCTTTTTCAGGCACGGCTTCCTCTATGACGAGATCGGGCAGCGCGTCAAGATTCAGAACCACGGCATACTTTTCAATCAAATTTGCCAGCAAAGCGGCGAAACCGCTCCATTCATCTACCATAGGCAGTCTCCCTCTCTTTCTCCGTTCTGTGTGTATATGCCGCCAGCACTTCCTGCGGAATACGATCCAGCACGGCGACGGCATCCTCATAATCCCGGCGCAGCTTGGCGTCGGCCAGCTTTTTCAAGGTGCTTTCCTGCGCGGCTTTGTCCAGCGACTGCTCCAACTGCTCCGTTTCCTTTTTCAGCTTTTTGTTCTCGGCGGTCGTGGCGATAAACGCCGTATTGTACTTTTTCAGCGTCGTGTGCATCTGCTCCACAGCCGGGATATACTTGTCCAAAAAAGCGCCGATTTCTGCTGCTTTCCCCTTGGCATTGAACGCATTGACGCCTGAAAGCAATTCTTCCAGCTTGGCCTTCTGCTTGGTCAGGCGGGTCATTTCCTTGAATACCCGCGGCGGGATATGGTCGCGTCCGGTTTCACTGGCACTCTCGCCGCGCTCCAAATCGGGATATTTTCTGACCATGTGCTCCCAGAACCTGTCCTGCCACTGTGTCAGCTTCTTCTTGTTACCTACGATTTCTTTGGCGCTGAGCCGCCCATCCTCCGTCAGCGGGACAAAGCAAAGGTGCATATGGGGCGTTTTCTCGTCCATATGCACCACAGCAGATATAATGGTTTTCGGGTCTTGGTGTTCCCTGATAAAGTTCAACGCCTCCTGAAAATAGGCTTTGATTTCGCCCTTTTTCTTGCCCTTGAAGAACTCCGGGCTGGCCGTCACCAGCGCCTCCACCACGCGTACACTGTCGGAACGGGTGCGGCAGCCCGCCTCCGCGATCTGCTTCTCCGCCTCGGCGCGGTATTTGCGCTGCGGCGTCACCAGATGAAAGTTCAGATGACTGCGGGACGTGTCCACATCCGGATTGCTGGCGTATTTTTCCTTGGTGCGCTCATTGTGAGACTCAATGTGGCCGATTTCCGGCCCCTTGTACTTGGCAAAACGGAGAATGGCGTACTGTGCTTTCATCAGCGATTCCCTCGCTTCACCCACACGATGTCGCAGTCCAGCACGTTGGCCAGCTCTACGACCTCTTTGTAGCGGATGCTCTCCCGCTGCAATTTTGCAGACAGATTGGAAACGCTGTCGCTCCAATCGTATTCCTCGGCCAGCCGGTCAACGACCTCCTGCATGGTAAAACCGGCGCGGACGATCTGCGCCTTGATTTCATTGCGTACACTCATATTCAAATTCCCTCCAAAATTCTGATCATGAAACAGCGAAGCAGGTACGCTTTCCGACGTATCCGCTTCGCTGTGTCGTAAAAATATCTGTTGCTATCAAATCCGCTCAGAATCGCCGTTATGATGTCCTGTTCACAGGTAACACCTATCGACTTTTCTGTTCCGTGTGGCTCTGCTTTAAACCGTGTGATTTCCCATGTTTCCGCGCATCTGCTTTGCTGTTCCGAGAAGCGCGGTTCCGTGAAACCATTTCTGCCATCAGGCAAATACTTTGCGGATTTCACTTGGCCTGATTTATGCTCGAAAATATAGGCTTTGCCGGTCAGAGTTTTTCATATAGCGGCGTTTCAGGAAAGTAAAACGTACATACGTACACGGCGCAGTCGCAGAAAAATCATCGCCAGTCCTCCGGTACGTACGTATGCTCTGAAACATCAGAAAACCCGTTTATATTAGGTCTGGCAATCGCTTCAATACCGAAGAAGCCCCATACACGCCGTCCGGCAGCGTTAGTGATCTTGTTGCAGTATTCCAGATTGTACTTGCTTTGGTTCGCAATCACGCTGTCGCTGAAACTGCGGCGCTTTAGCGGTGTTAGATTATTTTCCTCGCACCACATCCGGTAAATTTCGTACAAGTCTTTAGAGCTGATGGTACAGTCTGCTTTCAGCCGGATATAGCCCTCGGATTCCAGAAAATCAAAGACATTGTTATTATCTCGCTTCACTGCCTCCCGGTTATCCCGTGTGCGCTGGCTTTCCGTGAATTTGAAGTTGTTGGTGACAAGCCGCTGTAAGCCCTCAAACGCCCACAGGAAGATGTCCTCGGCCTCTGCTTTCATTTTTTCGGCAAGGTCAGGATCATCTATCCGTCCCGCAGGCTTTTCCTTGGTGGTCAGCACAAGCTGTCTGCGGTAAAAGCCATCGCTCCTGTCGTAAAGCGCTTGCAGGTCGCCGTTGGAGAATGCCAGCAGGCGGGCAAACATCCATCCCTGATAGCTCTGCTTGCCCTTTCGTTCCAGATCCATCTTACCTTGGGCAGTCACGATGGACTTCACATAGTTGGTCTGCCGCAGTGCTTCCATCCGCATATCGTCATCCACACACAGCAGAATGTGTTCCAAGTCGGCACGGGCAAACCGGTTTTCGGAGATTTTGCCGATACTGCCGTCCTTCATGTTGCTGCCGAGCAGTGCGCCCAGCACTGCGCCAATCTGTGACTTTCCCTCGCCGCCGTTTCCCTTAATCACCATCATTTGCTGCCCCTTATTGCTGGGAATCAGACAATAGCCAATAAACTCCTGCAAGGTGGGAATGTCCTCCGCATACAAAAGCCCATCCAGAAAAGAAAGCCAGAGGGCAGGTGCTGAGGCATCCGGGCGGTATGCTACCGGCAGTCTGCTCCGCACAATATCAGGTCTGCCCTCGGTGAAGTTACCATCCAATGTCAATGTGCCGTTTGCCAGATGGATTTTGTCCGTCTCCGGCACGAAATCATCTACATGAGCCGCCAGCTTCATTACTTCCAGAATGTTGGTGATTTTGCGGGGGATGTTATTCACGGCGCAGCATTTCAGCTCCTCGTAGATTTCACCGCGAAGCGGCAGATCGTCGGTCACTCTGCCGTCCGGCGTGAAAAACGCGCCGTTGGCAAAGATGATTTTCCGGCTGCTCAGAAATTCATCACAGAACAGCGCCTCATTGATATTTGTGCCATCAAACCAGATGGGCGCGTCTAAATTAGCCAATTTCCGTTTTGCCCCGGGCATCCCCCTCCTTTTCGAGCCGTTTCAGGCGTTCTTCCAGCCGGTCGATCATGCCGTCCTTTTGAAGCATATCCACAGTTTTCACACGAGCCTCCAACTCCGCAAAGGTTAAAATATCTGTCAGATCCTCGATATAATCGAGCATCTGGCAGGCTTCCACAAAACGGTCATCAAGAGTATCCTCCGGTGTTTC